ACAATCAATCATTAATAGATTTATTGGAATAAATCTCTGTTATTTATATAATAATTAAATATGAGATTTCATGTATTAGGTCTTCCACATACTGTTACCAGTAAAGAGTTTAACGCGTGCGCTTATACCCAAAAAGTAGTTAAATTTTGTAAAATGATGAAGGCTCGTGGACACACGATCATTCATTATGGTCATGAAGATTCGGATGTTATTTGTGATGAACATGTTACAGTATTAACTAATAGAGATTTTGAGATTAGTTATGGATCACATGATTGGAAAAATAAGTTTTTTAAATTTGACCAAAATGACCATGCTTACCAAACCTTTTTCAGAAATGCAATTATAGAAGTTGGTAAAAGAAAACAAAAGCATGATTTTATTTTGCCATTTTGGGGCTCGGGCGTGCGCGCGATCTGTGATGCACATCCTGATTTAATTACGGTTGAACCTGGAATTGGATATGCTGGCGGACATTGGGCGCGCTGGAAAATCTTTGAATCTTATGCAATTTATCATGCTTATTGCGGATTAAAGAATGTTGGGCAATGTAATCAAGATTGGTATGAAGTGGTAATACCAAATTATTTTGATTTAGAAGACTTTGACTATTGCGACGAGAAAGAAGATTATTTTCTTTATTTAGGTCGCGTATATAATGGTAAAGGAGTCAATATTGCAATTGAAGCTACGCAAATTGCTGGTGTTAAGTTGGTTATAGCGGGACAAAAAGAAGAAGGATATAAATTACCAGATCATGTTGAATATATTGGATACGCAGATGTTGAAACTCGTAAACGTTTAATGAAAAAAGCGCGCGCTAGTTTTCTTGCTAGTATGTATGTAGAACCATTTGGTGGAGTCCAAATTGAAAATTTACTTTCTGGAACTCCAACTATTACTACTGATTGGGGTAGTTTTGCAGAAAATAATTTACATGGTATTACAGGTTATCGTTGCCGCACAATGGGGGATTTTGTAGAAGCTATTAAAAATATAGATAAAATTAAACCAATAGATTGTCGCAAATGGGGCGAAAACTTTTCATTGGAACGTGTTGCTCTAATGTATGAAAAATATTTTCAAGATGTTCTCGATGTATATACTGGAAAAGGTTGGTATACTCTAAAAGACGGTTCTAATTTAGACGCTTTATATAAAAATTATATTAACTGATTTTTTTACCATTTTCGACAAGAGCTTTTTTACTTCTCATCGCATGAACAATTGCTGGTTTTACTTTTATTTTTTCAAATGTCATGTATGAAGTATATTCCCATTCTTTATCAACGGGAATCACATCTTTAAAATTTTCAGTCCAATCACTTGCCCAATAATTTTTATAATTCTCTAGATATCTATCTTTTAATATTGGAGACATTAAATGGGAAATATAACCAATGGAGACCTCCTCTGGGACTGTGTAATTATTTGATTTTAAATAATTATGGAATTTATATGCAAAGAAATGTGCCTGTTCGATAAACTCTTTTGTACATATCCAAAACCCCCCGTTCGTATTTCTAATTTCTGCAGAATTAACGCCATTAAATCTCATTGATTGTACCAGGTACTGATTTGGTATTCCCCACCAATCAGTCCTTTGGGTTTTTGTTGTGTTAATAGGACTTTCTAAGAATGAGTGCCAAGGAGAATCTGATAGAATGTCTTCAATTTTTATTTCAGGTTTCCTTACAAAGAAATGGTCTGCGTCTATAAAAACAAAAATATCATAATCCATTTGTTTCATTTTATTTTTTAGATATTCAAATTTAAAAAATTGTAATTTGTCTAAAGTTATAGAATTATCTAAACGATAATTGATACAATTATTAATAGGTTTTTCTGTAAAAGTAACAAAGTCCTCTTCCATCCCAACGTCTTTAAAAGAATTTACTAAAGACTGTACCATGTAATCATAATCCCCCCAAGAGATCGACCAGTAACATATTTTTTTACTCATAAATTGTTGAAAATATTATCCCAAATATTTAAATGATAATCTTTATTAGTCCAAATAAATTTACTTAAGTTTAAACTATTATACGATAACTCTTGATATAAATCTGGCATTTTATTTACTAAATTTATATAATGATAGCATTCTTCGTTATTACCATATAAAAAACCATTCTTGCCATGCCAAATCATGTTAGGAAAATTCCCATAATTTGGGGCTATTGCTGGTATGCCCAATAATTGAGCTTCAACCATTGATCTCGTTTGATTTTCTATATATTCGTGATGAGCATTAAAAACATATAAATCTAATTGAGATAAAAATTCTACAATTGTCTCTTTATTTTCTTCTAGAAGATCCCATTTCTCGTTATCAAAAGTAAACCAATTGAATTTTTCTTTTAATATCTTATTCCAGCCCATTACTCTAAATTTTGGATTATTAATTGGCATCTTTTCATAAAAAAGTGGGAAATCTTCACTAAATTTCATTATATCCGCTCTAGACAATTTACCTACCACAAATTTATTTAGTAAAGATTCTTTCTTTCTTAATCTTTTATAATTTTCAAAATGAAAATAATTTGGAACAATTAAATTTTTTACTTTTAGAAAATGTTTATAATTTTTTTGTAAAATATATTTATGAAATTCACTAGTAAAAATTACGGCATCTATATATTTATTTTGAATTGCGTCTGCTTCATCTTTTGTAGACCACATCATATCATTGGACCATATGAGTTTTAACCCCATTGATTTAATTTTTGCAATCCTCCATTTTTCAGAAAAAAGACGAAAATTACAAAAAGATATTGCTATACCATTATTGTCTTTATCTGGCAAATCTTTCCATGATAAAACATTAACACCATGTTTTTTTAAAAAGTTTAAATTATCTAATTCTGATAATCTAGAATCATCATTCGGTATAGAAAATAAGTTATATTTACCTGTTATAGATAATAACTGGATTAATTCTTTAAGTCTTGTATCTGCGCCTCCAAGGTCAGATACCCATTGAAAAAAATAAATATTTTTTTTCATTCTTATCGTTTATTATAACGATAATTTTATCGTATGTAAAGATTTATTTAATCTTGATTGTTTTTGTTTTAGCCTGTTCAACTTTATGAGCGGAGATCTTGAGTACACCATGATCAAGTTCGGCTTCAATTGTATTTGTGTCTAAAGTAGAAGGAATACTTACCGAATGATAAAATTTAAGATTATCTTGTTCGGCACTAATATGTAAAACATTATTTTCAGCAGAAAGTTTAATATTCTCTTTGCGAAAACGTGGAAGTTCAATTTCCAAATTATAAGAATCTTTATTTTGTTCTTTAAATCCAACCATATTAGAGAAGCTATATGACGGACTTGTAACAACATCAAACATAGTTGACCATTTCGGCCAATTATTATCAATAAGATCTACAATTTCCCATGTATTGTAACCGCTATAACTTTTAGGAACTAAACTTGCATTAATATTCATAGTGGTAGATTAGATATATAATCTATGCAAATGTTCAAAAAAAATTTGACAAGTAAAATAAAAAGTGTCTCTATTATAGATAGTGTAAATATATATGTTCTTTCATGAAACAAAAAAAAGAAAACCCTCGTGATGTTTCTCCTTATACGGAGAAGAAAAAAACAAAAACAACCATAGATTTAAACATTCGTGAATTACCATGGATAGAGAAACAAAAAGAATTTATAAATCTAGCCCTAGATAAAAACACGAAAATAATTATTGTTAAAGGTGTCGCAGGAACTGCCAAAACAATTTTGGCCGTTTACTGCGCCCTAAGAAAAATTAAAGATAAAAAATCTAGTGAAATATATTACAGTCGCGTTCCGGTAGAAGCTTCTGTTCATGGAATTGGGTATATTAAAGGAACGTCTGAAGAAAAAATGTCACCCTATACACAACCATTGGTTGATAAATTAAATGAATTACTCCCGATTCCCCATGTTAAAGCTTTGATGGCGGACGAACGAATTGTTGGCGTTCCACTGGGTTTTTTGAGAGGTTTAAATATTTCAAATGCCAGTTTTATTATGGACGAAGCGCAAAATTGTCGCGTTGAGGACTTTTTACTAGTTATGACGCGTATGGCAAATTTCTCTACATTATTTATATGTGGAGATGCCCAACAATCAGATATTAAACAGAGTGGGTTTGATAAGATATTTAATCTGTTCAATACTGACTGTGCTAAAGAGCGGGGGATTCATACTTTCGAGTTTGGAAAAGAAGACATTGTACGTTCAGAAATCTTGTCTTATATCATCGAGCGTTTTGAAAATATTAAAAAATAATTATTTATAATAATTATAAACTTTCTCAGGTATATTTAAATATTCCTTATAAGATTTTAATATTTTAGACGGGCAAAAATCTTGAACTTTTTGATATTTTTTATTATCATCTGGCCATTTATGATATTTATACAACATTGAATATTTATATATAATCGCATTAGCTCCTTGCGCATATTTTTTATGGTTAAATAGTTTATTATTTTTAATAATATTAGTTGTGCATTTTTCGCAATTTATTTCTAAGTCTATTAAAGATTGTAAAGCTTTTTTATGCTTTTCTGGTTTCGATATAATTTGTGCATATGTAGCGTCATGATTACAAAAATTATTCCATAAAGAAGAGTCGTCTCTCCATTGTATAAAATGACAATATTCATGAATCAGAATACCAAACCATTCTTCTTCTAGCAAAGACCCTTTTGCAACTTTAATAACTGGATTATCTTTTGAATCTAGATAAAAAAGTCCAGAGCATTTACTCTTGCCGCCGCAATAAGATCCTTTTAATAAAATTATTTTACCATCAAGGGATTCTACATCTTCATTGATAATACTAAAGACCCTTGAATTAATTAAAGACGACATCAATAGTTATTTACACTATAATTTTAAAAAAGTTTTATAGAAGAGATTTTAGAATTTTTTTGTGTAAACCTATAGAATACTAGTGTATGAAATATTTTTGCTCAGTATGTGGGAAGACGACTCAGTATAATTTTGAATTACCAAAATTTTGTGCGTTTTGTGGCCAAGCTTTTGCTAATAAACCCGCATCGTTAGATGCTGAAAATCAACGGCTTAAATTTTTAAATGAATTAAAATTAAAGAAAAATATAAACTCTAGCGATGACGAAGACTCGGAAAGTATCGAAAAAAATATAAATTACAAAAAAATTAAGCCATCTTTTAAAATAAATATGTACCAATCAAAAGGAGAATCTTTAGGTAGTTTAATTGAGAACCCTTCCGCTCCTGTCGAGATCAATAATGGAAATAATGTTATACCTAAAAAAACTAAAGAAGAAGTTTTGGCAGAATTTCAAAAAGAGGCTGGATCCTTAAGATCTGAATAATCTTATATGCCAAAAAATAAAAAAGGCATTGTTAGACCATCTTTTGAAGAATCAATAGATATTATTAATTCGGAAATACAAAAACGTAAACATCGTTGGCATCTTACAGCTATCGCATGGATGGATTTTGAAGATGTTTCTCAGAGATTAAGAATTCATATTTATAAAAAATGGGATAAATGGGACCCATCAAGGCCAATTCGTCCATGGTTAAACCAAGTTATTAATCATCAAATGACAAATATGTTAAGAAATCATTATTCAAATTTCTCTAGACCGTGTTTAAAATGTCCTTTTAATACTGGTGAATATGGTTGTTCGATTTATGGAACGCAAAATAACGAGTGTAAAGATTATGCAAAATGGGAAAAAAATAAAAAATCTGCGTATGATATTAAATTCCCATTAAGTATTCATAGTCCAAATCATGATAATCCAGAATCAACTTTAGAAAATATACTACAAGACAGAGAAAATGGTGTAGATATTCAAACTTTAATACCCGTTTTTCATGAGGTTATGAAAAAATATTTAACTATTATTGAATGGAAAGTTTATGATTATATGTTTCTACAGCATTTAGACGAAGTAGAGGTTGCTAAAAAAATGGGATATAAATTAAGTTTAAAAGCAGGGAGGCCCGCATATAGACAAATTGGAAAAATAAAATCAAAAATTTTACAAAAAGCCAGGGAAATTGTAAAAGATATTTTATAAATGGACGACATTCTTACATTAGAGCAAAAAAATAGGTTAGCGGAAATTCTACAAAAAAGTCCGGAAGCCACTCTTACTGAGATTACCGCTTATACTTATAATGATGAAAACATAGATAGTCGCAGTAAAGAAGGTCGAATTTTAAAACAGTATTTGTTAGATAATAATATTGAGTATAAAAATCGCTCTGTTTTTCAAAGAGGTCGTGTTGAATTAACAAATGAACACGAAGAATTTATAAAAAACAATTATAAAAACCAACACTACTTAGACATGGCGAAAATTTTATTTAAAAATAATAATTTAACCCATTTGAGTCTTGAATCACGCGAAGTTAATAAATACGTTAATAAATTACAAAAGGATGATCCTACATATTTAGATATGACTACTTATGTTGCTAAAGAATCAGGTGCTCCAACACAAAGTCATATTGGAGAATATTTTCCACCGCGCCGTATGGATCAAACTTTATATAGAATTAATAAATATCTTAATTTAGGATGGGAAGATAAGAAATTAAAAGCCGTTCAAATCAAACAAGTTGAGACGCTACAAAGATATTTGAATACTTTTAGTTTTTGCTATCAAATTAATACTTATCGCCGTGAAGATGACCGTAAATTATTTGAGGATGCTTTTATTCGTTATACTTATGATAAGGAAGATTTAACACAAGAAGAATTAGATCAATTTATTACCTTATGTACAGAAGTTGTTACGGCTTCTACAATTTTACAACAAGTTGAAGATTTGCGCCAATTATTACGTCAAGCCTCCGAAGAAGACGAGGGGCGCAATATTAAAATGAGTCTTAATGAGGCGATTAGTAGTTTACAAACCGAATATAACCAATGTCGTAATAGACAAAATAAATTATATAAATCGCTTGTTGATGATCGATCCAAAAAAATACAGGAGCGTAAACAAGAAAATGCTAGTATTCTTAATTTAGTGCAGGCGTGGAAAGATGAGGAACGCCGTAAAAGTATTATTCATTTAGCCGAAGCTCAAAAACAAAATTTAGAAGATGAAGCCAAACGCTTGTCATCTATGGACGAACTAAAAGCAATAATTCGTGGAATTGATATAGATGAAATGGTTCATAGTTAATATAATATATTATGAATAAGAACAAAATATACTTAAAATGTAAAGTTTGTGGTGAAGAATTTAATTATTTTGCCGAACTTCAAAAACATTTAAGATATTACCATAAGCTTTCCTGTAAAACTTATTTTGAAACTTATTGGAAACGTATTGATCGTTTTAATGGGGCAAAATTAGAATATAAATCTTTTGACCAATACATTACTTGCGATTTTGTTGATAAAAAAAACTATAAAAACTGGTTAAAGACTCTTTCCAAAGAAGAGTGTGCGGATTATTTTAAAAGTAAGTTAGAGCAATATTGTGATTTAAAAACTCTTGATATGGCGCCCAGTCAGGTAGAGTGTCAAAGTATTAATTGTTTATTACCTATTAGTACAATGGAAGCTTTGTCTGGAATCTGTTACAATGATTTATGTAAAAAAATTGGATTGCATTCCAGATTTAATTATCAAATTCCTGATGAAATTCCTTTCACTCCTATTCCACAAATTATTGTAGATAGTCGTGAACAAAAACCATTTCATTTTGAAGAGCATACTTTAATTGAATCTAAATTAGAATATGGCGATTATTCTCTTCACCCTAACAATAAATTAGCAGTAGAGAGAAAAAGTTTATCTGATTTATATGGAACTTTGAGTGGTGGCCGCGAAAGATTTGAACGCGAAATTCAAAAGGCTAAAAAAATGGAAGGTTATATTGTCGTAGTCGTAGAATCGACTCTCAATAATACGATGTATCAAAAACAAAAATTTGGTAAAGCTTCTGGTGAATTTATTGCTCATAACATGAGAAAATTATTACGTCAATATGATAATTTACAATTTGTTTTTTGTGATGGGCGCGAAGAAGCGAGAAATAAAACACTTCATATTTTAGGTATGAATGAAGAGGCCTGTAAAATAGATTTACAATATTACTTTGATACAAAATGGCACTCATCGTAGGAAATCAAAAAAAATCTAAACCATTAGCTAACGTTAATAAAGAGTTACTGAATTTAAAGGGCGATTTAACTGACGAAGAAGCACGGGTTAGTCTTGCTAAATTTTTAAGATATAATCTTGGTTTTACTACGGAATTATCAATGGGCTTAACCTTAGAAGCCTATCAAGAATTAACTCTTAATTCTTTTTTTAATAGAAATTATTGTATGTTAGTTTGGGGGCGTGGTGGCGCTAAAAGTTTTTGCGCTGCGATCTATTGTATTCTTAAATGCATGTTAGAGCCTGGAACTAAAATACTTATTGCATCTATTAACTTTCGTACTAGTCGTCGTGTTTTTAATGAAATTGAAAAATTTTTAATGTCTCCAGGCGCAGCACTAGCGCGACAATGCTTTGGTTTAAAAAGTAAGAGAAATGACCAATACGAATGGCAAATTAATGGCGGTAGTATCACAGCTATCCCACTAACTGGTGAAAAAATTCGTGGTATCCGTGCTAACGTACTTATATTGGATGAGTTTTTACTTTTACCCCCAGATATTATTGACAATGTTCTTATTCCATTCTTGAGTTCGCCAAGAGATGTAGGCGAGCGTATTCGTATTAGAAAACTAGAAGAAGAGTTAATAAAAAAAGGTTTATTGCATCCAGATAATAAACATGTGTTTGAGAACACGTCCCAAATGTTATGTTTAAGTTCTGCTAGTTATACTTTTGAACATTTATTTCGTGTGTATCAACAGTGGTCAAATTTAGTAGAACATCCAGATGAGCAAGAGTCTAAAGAGGGCGAGCTGCCTGGGACATATTTTATTTCCCAATTAAGTTATGAAGCGTTACCTCAGCACATGGTCGATCAAGGCGCGATCCAAGTTGCTAAAAGTGGTGGGAGTTCACACCATTCGTTTTTACGGGAATATTGTGCCCGTTTTATTGATGGTGGGGATAGTTATTTCTCACCTAAAAAAATGCATGAATGTACTATATTAGATGGTGAATATCCAACTACAAAAGTAATTGGAGATAGTGATAAAAAATATGTTTTAGCAATTGACCCTAACTTTTCGTCTTCTAAAGTTGCCGACTATTTTGCCATGAGCGTGATTGAGCTAGATGAAGAAAAAAAACAAGGCGTATTAGTTCATGGATATCAAGCCGCAGGGTCATCGTTGCAAGATCATATAAAATATTTTTACTATTTATTTAAAAACTTTAATATTGCGTTAATTGTTATTGACCATGCTGGTGCAGATACATTTATAGATGCTGTTAATAATTCTCAATATTTTAAAGACATAAATCGTAAAATTGGGTTTGTAGATTTTGATTCTGATAAAGAGAATGAGGATTATACAAAAATGTTAAAAGATTGTGCTCGTCAATACAATAAAGATTTTGGTAATATATGTATTAAACAATATTTTACAAGCTTCTTCTTGGGTCGGGCAAATTCTTATTTACAAACCTGTATAGATCATAAAAAAATATGGTTTGCCTCGCGCGCGAGCAATCACCCAGATATTTTAGAAAATATCTTTACAATGAATCTTCCAATGGAATATATTTACCCAAGAGGCATCGGGGATAAAGCAGATAATGAATATGAGACCAAAAAATTAACTGTTAGAGAATTTATTGAACAGCAAGATTTTATTGTTCAGGATACCAAAGATCAGTGTGCCAATGTAGAGGTTACAACAACATCTAGGGGTACTCAAAGTTTTGACTTACCGTCTCATTTGAGAAAATCAACCAGTATTAATAGAGCTAGAAAAGATAACTATACTACTCTTATGTTGGGAAATTGGGGCGTAAAAGCTTATTTTGATATAATGGCTCCAGAAAATTTTGCAAAGAAAAATACAGAGTTCGTTGCAGAATTAATCTAATAAAATATCAGATTTTAGTGTAATAAACTGTTATAATAATTTATGGCACGAAATAGTAATAAAAATATTAAATTCCCAGAGCCACAGGTAATTGAAGGATCTATTAAGTCTAATGAGACTATAGAAATCAAAGCAAGCCGTGGAGAAGTGAATACCTCCGTAAGAAGGAATAGGTCATCAACTATTTCTAGAACTGATAAATATAAAAATATCGAAGGTGGAGTTATTCCTTTTATTTACGGCGGAGGTTATGGAAAGTATACTTCTAATATTAGTATAAAAGATACTATTATCTTATGCCAAAAAGCTTATTATAATTTTTCTATTTTTAGGAATACGATTGATTTAATGACTGAATTTAGTTGTTCGCCTATTTATTTTACTGGTGGAAATGAACAATCCCGTAAATTTTTTCAAGCATGGGGTGACCGTGTAAATTTATGGAAATTACAAGATATGTTTTTCCGTGAATTTTTTCGTAGTGGTAATGTCTTTTTATATAAATTAAATGCTCAGTTTACTAAACAAGATATGCGCGTTCTTACTGATTTAATTACTACAGAAGCCCGTACGGGAGAAATTCCCGTTAGATATATTATTTTAAATCCGGCTGATATTCAAGCTATCGGGTCAGCTTCATTTATTACTCCTCAATATATTAAAGTTTTAAATGATTTTGAAATGCAGGTTTTAACTAATCCGGATAATGAACAAGATAAAGAACTTGCTCAAAGAGTCAAGAATGTAAAAGATTTAAAAACTACTAGTAATATCACCCAATCAAATCAATACATGGTATTTGAATTAGACCCCGAAAGATTTGTTCCAATTTTTTACAAAAAACAAGATTATGAACCGTTTAGCGTACCAATGGGTTTTCCAGTTCTCGAAGATATTAACTGGAAGCAAGAACTTAAAAACATGGATATGGCAATTAGTCGTACCATACAGCAAACAGTCCTTTTGGTTACAATGGGAAATGATGAAGTCGGTATGCCAACCAAAGAACAAATCGCAACATTAAGAAAGATTTTCGAAAATGAAAGTGTGGGTCGTATTTTAGTTACCGATTATACAACTAATATTAAATTTATTATACCAGAGATTAGTAATATTCTTGATCCTAAAAAATATGAGGTTGTAGATCGTGATATTCGTTATGGTTTAAATAACGTTCTTTTTGGCGAAGAAAAATATGCAAATACTAATACTAAAATAGAAGTATTCTTATCAAGATTAAAACATGCGAGAGAAACTTTCATGAATGAGTTTATTATACCAGAAATGAAAAAAATTGGTAAAAATCTTGGTTTCAAAAATTTGCCAACCGCCCGTTTTAAAGATGCTGATTTTAAAAATGATATGAACTTAACGAGAATTTATTCTCGCTTAATTGAGCTTGGGGTTCTTACTCCAGAAGAGGGGGTTACGGCCATTGAAACTGGTCGTTTACCACTTCCAGATGAAAGTATAGAATCACAAAAAGATTTTAAAAAATTACAAGAAGAAGGGTTGTACCAACCTTTATTAAATAAAGGACAGCAACAAGAAACTGGTCGTCCTACCGGAACTGGAACGCCCCAAACAACAAAAGCTCCTAGAACAGCGCCAACAGCACAAGCTTCTGAAATTAAACCTAAAATAAATGCCGATCTTGTAGCTAAAAATTTGGTTAAATTTGATAATTTAGTTGAAGCTGTTGAGACAACTTTAAAAGAAAAGTATGATCGTAAAAGACTAACCAAAGAACAAAAAGAAATTATTCAAACAATAGCCGAAACAATTGCTACAAATGAATTACCAAAAGATTGGGTTAATAAAATTAATGATTATATTAACAAACCGGTCGAATTAAATGTTAATATGGAAAAGATTAATGAAATTGCTGCTCAATATGGTTTGGATTATAAAACAGCAATTTTATTATATCATAGTAAATTAGAATAATATGAGTAGAAGTTTAATTAGAAAAAATCAATTACATCCAGATATAGGAGATTTAGTAACTGGATATGGAAGTTCTATATTTGTAAAATCTGGAGATTTTAATACACTTTCTCAGTCATTATCCGGTATTGTTGAATTTAATAAATCAATTACAGTTCTTACTACTGGTGATCAAAATATTAATGGTTTAAAAAATTTTTCTAACAGAATAACAATTAATAATAGTGGCGTTGTTCTACAAGGAGAGATTTTGCCTGGAACTGTATATGTAACAGGAGATCAAACTATTAGTGGTTTAAAAAATTTTATAACAAGACCTACTGTTAATGGAAGCGGAGTTTTTCTTCGAGGAGAGCACCCAATAAATGCATATTTATTGATTACAGGATCGGGTAATTTGTCAGCTGGTTTAAAATATGTAATTGATACTAGTGCCAATAGTTATACTGTTAACCTTCCTTTGGTTCCTTTAACTGGAGATAGTATATCAATACTTGATTATAATAATACTTTTGATATTAATTCTTTAATTATTAATAAGCAAAATTCTAAAATTGAGGGATATGACGAAAATTTATTATGCAATGTGAAAGGGTCTTCTTTTGATTTGGTTTATATTAATAATATAAAAGGGTGGGAAATTATACCTCAATATGCCGTTGTTTCCGCTCCTATTCAAATAATTTCTAGTCCTGGAGCTACAGGTCCTTCTGGCCCATCTGGCAGTCCTGGTGGTGCTACCGGTGCAACTGGTCCAGCGGGTAATGGCGCAACTGGCGCAACTGGAGCAACTGGTAGTGGCGCGACTGGCGCAACTGGAGCAACTGGCGCAACTGGAGCAACTGGAGCGACAGGAGCAACTGGTAGTGGCGCAACTGGCGCAACTGGCGCAACTGGCGCAACTGGCGCAACTGGCGCAACTGGAGCAACTGGCGCAACTGGAGCAACTGGCGCAACTGGTAGTGGCGCAACTGGAGCTACTGGCACTACCGGTGCGACTGGAGCTACTGGTGCTACTGGCGCAACAGGACCACAGGGTACCCCAGGAGGCGCAACTGGCGCAACTGGCGCAACTGGTATTTTATCTATAGTAGATCAGGAGAAATTAAATGGTATCCAATCTGACGCCTCTCGTAGAAATGTATTTTCAGTAGATTTATGCAGAAATATTAATGTCTTATACGGTGATAGTAATTATAGCCCTGGAAATCCATCTAATGGATTTTTTCCATTAGGAACTTATTTTGGCAATACTGCGTATGGTATGGCAGATTCGCTATTATTTAATAGTAATCGTTATTTTTGGTTTAATTCTGAGATTTACTTAAACCAAAGAGTACTTTTCGCCTACTATAAAATTACTATGATAGTAAGAGTAAATGGAGCTTTTAATGACGGTGTTCATTGCAGATTATGGCGTAGGCAATCTAATGGTACACAATCAATAGTTCCTGGACTACAGGATTTTGGTGGTGGTAGTGCTGGTACGGATAGACGATATGTAGCTACTTCTGACCCATTACCAATTGATGGTAATTTTTATAGTTTTAGACCAGAATTTGCTGCATATAATGCACTTCCTGGCGGTGGAGGAAATGGAGCTACAATACAAGATGTTAGTTTATTAATATATATGGAATAATATGAATATACAAGACCTTAACCAATTAATTCCAAACGAGTACAGAACTTTAAATGTTCCAGAAACATTTATGTACTATCGCTCTGGAGAAGTATTTCCAATCACTGGTGAATATATATCTCAAAATGATGATTTTATATTTAAATATATAAAAAATAATGGTGTTATGAATATAGAACAAATAAAGTCTTCTGGCCTTCCAAATGCCATCTATACATCAGAAGAATGGGTTCAAAAATATTTTACGAATTTAGAAGTTTTAGCGTTAATGAGATTAGAGCAAAATATTATATTACAAAATAAAAATTTAGGACCAAAAATGCAATCTTCAAAGCAATGGTTAGAAAATATGTTATTTGCAGCTCCTTCTAATAATTTTAATCCAGCGCCGTATTCATATGCCGAAATAAGTCAAGAGGCCGAACAAACTCTTTACTAAACTTGATTTATTAAATTCCTTATATTTAATACTACGTGTAAATTATAATTAATATATGCTTAATTTATCACAGTTTTATCCAGTTAATATTGAAACGGGATTATTTGTATATACAGTTAATAATCAAACAATTAACGGTATTAAAACTTTTAATGAAAGAATTATCAGTCCTGAAATAAGAGGGAGCGGTATAGCCGGAGTAAATAAAAAAATTGATTTACAAGCTGGGCAATTATATTCTGGCCCAGTAACAGTTTCTTTAGATTATTGGAACCGAATTCTTTCAGGAGATTGGGCTTTTGAGCGCAAACCAAATATAAATGGTTCTGGAATAGTATTAAGCGATGAGTTATCTTTATTCCCAAATTCTATTGTATATACAACTGGAAATCAAACAGTTAATGGTTTTAAAAATTTTACATCCAAACCTACCATTAACAATTCTCAACCGGTTTTATTCAGTGAAATATCATTATTTTCAAATATAATTGTTTATAAAACTGGGGACCAAGATATTAATGGTCTTAAAAATTTTAATATAAGACCGACGGTTAATAATACTAATGTATTTTTAAATGGAGACTCATATGCAAATGTTAATATTTTATCGTTAAATACTGGCTTACCATTTTTCATACAACCCGCCCGTAAAACTTTTTACGAAATAAATTCATTAGATACGAATGGGGTTGTAAATGTTTATTTACCAAGTGGAACAAATTGTTTGGAAGGCGATGAATTAAATTTAACATTCAGTAGCTTGGGTTGTAAATATAATATTTATCATTTGGATCAAATTAACCCAATTGTTCCTACTGGTATATATTTATTTAAAACAATAGAAAGCGGATTAAGTAAAAAAGGTCTTAATTTATATCACCAAGGCCCAAATGGAAGAAGATGGACACCTGTTCCGATATTAAATGAAATATATAATTTTATTGATGATAAAAATTGTGTATTTACGACTGGAAATCAAAATATTGTTGGAATCAAAACATTCAATGATGTTAATATAAACAAAATTAATGGTAATACAAGTTTTGGTATTTATAATTATGAATTTCCAATATATTACTCGGACTCTTCCATCGCGCAGGAAAAATATTTAAGTGGTTTAAATCCTGTTACAGGTATTCGAAACGGAGATATAGTAAATTTCTATTTTGAAAAAGATGTCTATTTTAATCCACAATATGTTCCAACGAGATCTAGAACTTTAAAAGTCAACCCTGGAATTTTAATTAATGTTGACCCAATGGACCCTAGTATAACTGGTTCTCGTAATTTAATTAAATTTAAAAACAATACTCCTTATTCTGGAAAAGCTATAAGAAAAATAAGGTATAATTCTACGATTGGAAATGGTTATAAATCTTTTTCTCTATTACCAGAATCTTTTTATAGTAATAACTCTCCAATATTGAGACCTAAAACTAGAAATCTAGAAACTTTTTATGATATTTTTGTTCCATCTGGTTCTGGTGTTCAAACTCCGGATGTTAGATTTATTAGATTTCGTACTCCGAGTAGTTTTCCTTTTGTTCAAGGAACTTGTTTAAATTTACGTTTTACTTTTCAGGCAGATAGTAGTCCATGTATAGTTAGTGGAATAGCATATGGATCAAATACTCCTATATTTACAATATCTGGAGCAAACTATGATTTTATTCAAAAAGAGCGTGTAATAATAATTAGTAAAGGAGGTGATGGATCAATTCCAGAATTTAAGCATTGGTAAATATATTAATATGGGCAACTTGAACAAAGAGGCCTATGCGCTAGCCCTAAGAAGGTACAGCACGAGGACAACCCGTAGAAATACGTTAGGTTGTCCATGTTAGTATATTTAATAAAAAAATTATGTTAAATGAACGTTTACAAATAGGATATTTAGAAATTAAAAATAGACCAGTTGTTAATGGAACCGGTGTTTTATTACAGGGCGAGGCGTCTGCATCTTCAGTTATTTTTAATGGTAATAGACAAATTAGAAGAATACCATCTGTTTCAGATGCTCCTTATGGTGGGGGCACAGTATCTGAATTTTTAAATAATATGTTTTTTCCATATACTCAATCAGTTTTAACTTTAAACAATTTTACAAATAAAACTTATGGTTATGATACAATAAACTCTGAAACATTTGCGGGAACTTTAGATGTAAAAGACGATAATGTAACTGGAATTGCATTTTTATTTTCTAATACTGTTTTAAGCGGATCAGCAACCCCATTAGTAACAAATAATAATTACTCAGTTTCACCTGTTAATTTCTTATTATCTCCACCAGTGCCGTCGAGTCGTCAAAGTACTAGCCCCCAATCTTTTATAACAAGAATATTTGGTATAAGAAGCGGAACGACTCAATTTACACAAGATTCTAATTCTGTAAGACTTCGTTTTGAACCACCTTACTTTTTTGGGGTATCATCAAATCCAAATTTAGGAGTTGATGTTACAGGTTTAACTAGAGTTAATCCTTCTACGTATTTAAATATAAACGGCTCTAATTATAATGTCGGGTCTAGACCTTCTTTTATTAATGGGTTACAATTTTCTGTTACTAACGGTTATATTTATTTTGCTTATCCAGATTTTCAGAATGTAGGAGAATCTCTCAATAATTGGGGTTTTCTAAATTCAACTAATGGTATTCAGGATGCAAATAACTTTTTAGATTATAGTTCTACGTATACAAATTCAACTGTCAATATTAATTTTCCGACAAGATCGAATATGACTTATAGGATATATAGGTCACCATTGCTAACACCAATAATTCAACCAACAACTTTCACACTTAATTTTAAATTTGTATAAGGAGAATAATTTATGGGAGTACCACTAGCAGGAGATTTTGACGTAGCAGTAACAAAACCAATCGATAGTCGAATGATTTGGACTGGAACTGCATCTAATTTAAACAACATACCAAATAAATATCCAGGCTTATCATGTTATGTAACTGGAGATAAAAATTTATATGTATTTCAAGGAGACAATACTTGGGAAAAAATTGTTACAAATAATGTTGATTATATAGAGTTTAATAATGCTGGAAATTTTAATATAAATAATACATATAATGGAAATGTTATATATGTAAATAGCGCTCTAAATGTTACCGGTCTTATTACTGGAAATATACAAGATTACCCAATTGGATATAATACTACGATTGTACAACAAGGTCTTGGTCGTATTACTATATCTGGGCAATTACCATTAGGAATAATAAATAGAGTAGGGTTTAATCAGACCGCTGGACAATATGCAGTTGCATCTATATTAAGATTAAAAGATACTAGTCTTTTTATATTGTATGGAGATATTATATAATGTTTGGAAATTTTACAGCAACAGCTGGTGTAGTTGCTAGTAATTTTGTTAACTCGCCGAATATAATTGAACCAACAATTAATTGGAATTTTAATGATGTTTTTCTTCTAGATTTTAACCCTCCTGGGGTTGAAAACATAAATGATAGACCTAGAATCAATTCTTGGAGAGATAACGATGGAACTCCAGATTTTAGATATTTACAATATCTTTCTGGTGGTCAAATTATGTTATCTCCAGCTCCAATTGGGACCTTAATACAACCATGGGGAAATAGAAAAACTGGGTCTTATAAATTATCTAAATTATCGATTGGTGGAAATAAACTTGCGGGAATAGATTTATTTACTCATAATTTTGCGACCCCTATAAATTTAAATCCGCCAATACAAGAATGGTCAATAGATAATTCTCTAGCTTCGAGTGGCGAGTTAAAATATCAATATTTATTTAAAACTGGAAATAAATATCCAGTTATTAATATTGAAATAGATTATAAAAACAATTGTAAGCCGGTAACAATACCTACTTGTAATCCGAATACTCAATTATTATCTTATATTGGAACTGGCGCTTTAAATGGGTGTCCTATTTTTTCCTGTATAAATAAATCTGTTTTTACAACATCGCTTGAGGTTGGTGACGCGTATGATATTGATTGGATTGACGGGCCTGGGAAAGCGCTTTTTGGACGATGGTCTTTTAGTAGTGGATTTGGCACATTCAGAAATACGAGTAATTCTAATCAATTTGGAAGACAAAGTATCGGTAATGATGCGTTCTTCATTGTTGGGAATACGGGTTCTATATTATCAAGTCATATAGCGAATTTTGATTTAACCAAAAAATTCAATACGGGGAGTTCTTTGTCATTCGATGTTAATTATGCATGGTATGGCGGAGTAAGAGAGGTTATTTTTAGAGGTTACGGGGGTATAATACAAGAATTTGGATCTCCCCATCCAGACGCTATAAACAATACTAGATATCGTTTTTTTCATGGTGAAAATGATAATTTAACTTTTTTTACTTCTGGAATCGCAGGTGTTCCAACTACCACTGGCACACATTTAATTACTGGAGGTTTGGGTGCCTATTTAAAAGCTTTTAATTATAGATTAACTAATTTAGGAACTGGCATGGAAATGGTAGTTAGATCTACTGGTATTTCTGAACCATTATATATTAATCGTATTACTGGACTAAATGTAGATTGGTCAAATTTTGTTACCGGTTTAACGTTTACCGCAAGAACTTTTCCGAATGTGTCTCCAGTAGACTGGTTTAATTATGGATTATATTTTAATAACATTAAATATGAGACTGTTCCAGATCCGATTTCTCAAATATTTGTAACAAATTTAAGCTCTAATAGTTTTAAACTTAGTTGGAATAATATTAATAGTGCAACTGGGTATAGATTAGATATATCTACTGATTCTAATTTCACAAATTATATTGCTGGATATAATAATAAAACATTAAATGTAAATTTTGAGCTTGTTCAAAATGTAGCTAGTAGTACAAATTATTATACAAGAGTAAGAGCTGTTAACGAATTAGGTCAAAGCGTTATATCCCCGGTTTTAAATGTTAAAACAAATAGTAGCGATTCAACAATTCTTACAAGAAATGTTCCCAATATAACTATCATGGGTGACGTACTAGGGTGTCAAAAATTAGAAATTTTTAATTATGTTAATACATCAAATGCAAACTTAGAATATTCTATTATAGGGGACGTAGATGACGAATTATTTATTAACAATGTTCTTTATGAGTCTGGTATGTATCCTTTTTTGGGATGGCCATCTCGAGTATGTAATTGCAGTTTTCCTATTAATGGTGCGCATTCAATAACCCCATATAATGGAACACTAGCGCCAGGACAATCCTTAAAACTAGAAACAATGAGTTATGATAATCCTGGAGGAGCAACTCTTTTACGTTATAATTTGCAAGTTATATTTTATAACTGATAATTAAAATAAAATATAAATATTTTATAATTTAAAAGTTAGTGTATATAAATATATATGAGATATTTATTAATATTCAGCATGTTCTTGACTGGATGTATATGTTTAAACCCAGATCATAAAAAATCTGCACCGCCAATTGCTAATACTGGAGAAGTCATTAGCTTATTAGAAAAAACAAAAACTGAATTACAAAAAGCTGGCGAATCAAATACTGTAGTTGGTGAAAAAGTAGAAAAAGCTTTAACACTTGCCGAGCGTTTAGAAAAATTGTTGGAGCAGATAGACCAATCAGAATCAAAAATAATAAAGGAGCCAATTAAATGAAAAAATTATTATTAATTATATTATTAGTTTTACCTGTTACGAGTTTTGGTCAATTTTGGAAACCAAAACCTAAAGCAACTCCAAAACCAACTCCGGTTTTAGTAGAAAAATCAAAAACACCAATTCAAGATGCAAAACAAATTGTTAAAGAATTACAATCAGAATTAAAAATTGCAAAAAATGAAAACGCAAAGTTGAAGCAAAATTTAAATGAAGCTAATGTTAATGTTAAAAATGGATTTATACAAATCGAAAAATTAAATAAAGACATTACTACTTTAAAAGAATGGGGTATTGTTCAACAAGCAGAGGCTCAAAAATGGCTTGAAAAATATACAAATGCAATCAAACGATATCATCGTTTAAAATGGATTGCCGCAATTATTGCTGGTGCGGTTGGGGTACTTTTGGGCTTGCAAATTATGGGGTTTGTTCCGCCACCATATAACTTGTTAGTTCCAATTGGTGGTGCGGGATTATTTTCAACACTTGTTTGGGTGTTTTTATAATATGTGGAATAATATTAAAAATATTGCAAGTAATGCTGCCGCATTTTTAAGTTCAAATAAAGTTCCACCTGGAACTCCTATTGAATTACAATCTTCATTACGAAATGAAAACCATTTTAAATCTAAAAAATTCTTTTTAGCATTTTCTTCATTCATTGGGTTATTGGCTTTTTATTTACTCTCGGTTTTTATATTATTTTTATTACCTACTAAGAATGAGCTTATCGCTGGATATGTTACAATTTTTACAAAGACGGTAGAAATTATTGCAATTATTGTAGCAAGTTATATTGGTGTTCAAGCGGCTGTTGATTTTAAATATGGAAGTTCTTCTAATGTAAATTTAGATTCTATTTTAACGTCCGAACAACGAGAAGAAAAAGTAATTGAAGAACAAACTATAGTTTATGCGAATAAATTTAAAGATGATCCTTCATATGCTCCAATTGAATGGGTATTTAGTTACGGAGATCAACAATGAAAGCGCTAGAGCGTGGAGATGTTAATGAAGAAGTTAAACAATGGCAATTGTTTTTACAAAGTGCTGGTTATAAAATTCCAACAGTTGATGGAGCTTTTGGGCCACAAACAGAAAAAGAAACTATAAAATTTCAACTTAAAAATGGCTTAAAACCAGATGGAGTTGTTGGGCCAAAAACTTGGAAATTCGTAACTAATATTTCTAACAACACTCCCTTATCGCAACGCTGGCCAAAACAAGATTATACATCAATGTGTAATTTTTATGGGCCGGTTGGGGAGAACATAACAAAACTTGAAGTCCCATATAAATTAAAATTAGCATGGGATCCTACAACAACATTAAATAAAATTTCTTGTAATGAAAAAGTAGCCAAATCTTTATATACAATTTTTGAAAATACATTAAAAATATATGGAGAAAAAGAAATAGTCAAATTAAGATTAGATATGTTTGGCGGTTGTGTTAATGTAAGACGAAAAAGAGGTGGGTCTTCTTGGTCTATTCATTCTTGGGGCGCAGCTGTGGATTTAGACCCTGATAACAATCAATTAAAAATGGGAAAAGATAGTGCTTCTTTTGCTAAGCCCATATATAACGATTTTTGGAAAATTGTAGAAGCCGAAGGCTGGACAAGTTTAGGTCGTGCGAGAAATTTTGATTGGATGCATTTTCAAGCAGCTTATTTATAATAAATTATAAAAATAAAGTGTAATAAATATAATATAATATGCCTACATATGAAGATGTTTCTGTAGAAATGGTCGATCCAAAAACAGGATTTGATTTATCTGATTTATCAATTTCATTTACTCGCCCAGTATCATTGTGCGCTTTTGAACTAAAAGAATCTAGCGACAAAGAAATTGTAATCAGCAATAAACTTAAAAATGTTGCCTTATTAGCCGAAGAAAGTGTAAATTTACAAATGGATGCAATGAAAGATTTCAAATATTCAATTAAATTTAATGGTATTATTGTTCAAGCGATGGTTCCTTTCGATCAAGATAAATATTTAGCTGTGGCTTCGATTGATCAATTAAAACAATATCTTCCTAGTAATGTAGATCTTGATGTGAATCGTGACTTAATGGGTGTTGCTTTTGACGCTTTTGTTGTTAATCGCGGAAATAAAAATGGTCATATTATTAGTACGGATGTTGCGTTAGCAATGGTCGAAAATTTTATTAATAAGCCATTTAATATCGAACATAATCGTAAAATAGTTGTTGGTGTTTGTACCGGTTATGGATTTAGTGAATTTGGAAGTAGCAAGCCTTTAACTTTAGAAGAGGTTAAAGCGATGAAAGATCCTTTTAATGTAGTTCTTTCTGGATATGTATGGAAAATTGTAAATCCAGAATTCGCATCTGAACTTGTTGAAAGTAGTGATCCATCCTCTAATAAATATCTTTCTGTAAGCGCAAGCTGGGAACTTGGATTTAATGAATTTAACGTAGCTAAAGGAAATAAAAATTTAGCTGATGCAACCATTATAGAAAAAGAAGAAGATATTGTAGAATTAAAAGATCGTCTTAAAGTTTTTGGTGGAAATGGCTATACAGAAGATGGAGATATAGTTCTTTTAAATCTTCAGGGGAATGTTCTTCCTTTAGGTATTGGTTTTACCAATACACCAGCTGCTGAAGTTAGTGGTGTTGTTATTTCTTATGATAAGCCACAAACAGAAGAAACTGTTAAAGCCGAAGAAGAGAAATATGTTTGTGCCAAATGTGGATACAAAGGTTCTGAAGCAGAAGTTTGTCCAAAATGTGGTAGTGAAGATTATGAAGAAATTGAAGAAGAAGATGATGAAGAAGAAAATGAAGTAGAGTCCTCTGAAATTAAAATGAATAAAAAAAGTGTCCATTCTGTAAATAATAATGTAAAAAATAATATGCAACTAAAAAATATTGATGATATTACGGACGATTCCATCAAGGAAGTTGCTGCTAGTGCTGTTCGTGAATTTATTTCGAATCGTATTGCAGAACTTGCTCAAGAATGGAAATCAAAAGTTGAAGAAAAAGAAACAGCACTTAAAGCTGCCGAAGATCAAATTTCAACATTGAAAACAGATCTCGAAGCAATCAAAGCTGATAGTGAAAAAGTAAAAGAAGAATTCACAAAGATTCAAGAAGACCTCAAAGCTAAAGAAATTGAAGCCAATTTCCAACGCCGTATGGCCTTGCTTGATGAAGAATTCGATCTTACTGATGAAGATCGTAGTATCATCGCAGAAGATTTAAACGCCATCGAAAACGACGAACAGTTCGAAAAATGGTATAAGAAGTTTTCTACATTTGCCGCAGCTAAAAAGAAATCAGACAAAAAGTTTGTTCCCTTCAAAAAAGAAGGTGAAGAAAAAGAAGACGATAAAGAAAAAGAAGAAAAAGCTTCTGAAGTCGTAGCTAGCGAAGAAAAAACTGTAGAAGAAGTAATTTCGAGTGCAGAGGTAACGGAAGAAGTCCTTCCAAACGCTTCCTCTCCTCAAGAAGTTTCACTGGTTGAAAAAATCGGTGCAGCTTTCAATAAAAACAGCGTAAAAATTAAATAAAAAAAGAAAGATAAAATATTATGGCAAATTTAAAACCATTTAGAGATTATGATGAGCATGATGTTATCAACCTTTTTGCCGTCAATGCTGAAAGTGCCAATAAAGGTACTGTAGTTACAGCTGACGCTAATGGAGTTGATCTCAAAAGCGCTTTATCATTAGACAACCTCTCTTCATACGATAATACTCTTTCAGCTCAATTCAACGTTCCTTGGACTGTTAGCCCAGCCGCTTCTGGCGCTGCTAAAGGCCAAATCGTAGGATTGCTTTTGAAAGACGTCCGTCGTTATGATGAGAACGGTGAACAATTAATTTACAACCCACGCAAGGCCGCTGAGATGGATGTCATCATCACTGGTCAAGCATGCCCCATCCTTACGAAGGGTCTTGTCCTTGTTAACGGTATTGTTGGCACCCCAGGATTCGGTAGCGGCGCAGCCGTTTCTGACGCTGGTGGTGGAGACCTTAAAGTCGTTGCCTATGGTAGTGCAACAGTTGGTAAATTCCTCGGACCTAAAAATGACGAAGGATATGCCTTACTAAAGGTAGAACTCTAATCAATTAGAAAGAAATTATAAAAAAATATGAAAATTCAATTTGACAAAAATCCTGAGCAAATCGAGCTTATTAAGGCTCTTGCTTCAGATAACAAAACTGTAGCTGTTGAAGCCCAAGAAGCTTTTGCTGCATTTATTAGTGATGTTATCCAGCAAGTTATTTATCAAGCCGGTACTGCTTCAATGATTTATCGTGACGTAGAATTTGACGAGGATGATTCTCCTTCGATTCCTCTCGACTTATACTATGGTCTTAATGAAGGGCACATCAGCGTTTGGTCACAAACTGTAGGTGGCGGTCTCCCAACTAACTTTGTTCAAGGCATGCAAGAAATGAAGGTTAACACCTATCGTCTTGACAGTGCAATCAGTATGGACAAGCGTTATGTTCGTAGAGCCCGTCTCGACGTTGTAGCCGCTGGTTTAGAACGTATGGCCAATGAAATTCTTGTTAAACAAGAACGTAATGCTTGGGCTGTTATTCTCAAACTCTTGGCCGAAGCTTCCACAAACAGCACTAAACACGTTTTCCGTGTTGGTACTGCTGGAACTTTCCAACTTGATGACATGAATAAACTCTGGACTTTAGTCCGTAGACTCAATGCTGCTTACACAGGCGGTACTCCACAAGCTCTTCAAAGCCGTGGGTTAACTGATATCTTCGTAAGCCCAGAAATCAAAGAACAAATTCGTGCATTTGCTTACAACCCAATGAACACAAGAAGTGGTGGCGGAACCAGTGCTGGTAACGTTGCTCTTCCTGATAGCGTTCGTGAAGATATCTATCGTGCCGCTGGTACGAACGAAATCTTCGGCGTAACAATTCATGAATTGCTTGAACTTGGCGAAGGCCGTAAGTATAATGACTTGTTCGATACCTTCGCTGGATCGACACTATTCAATACCTATGGACAAGCTAACGGAACAGCTTTCACAAGTGCTTCCGATGAGTTAATTCTTGGTATCGACGCTAGCCGTAACGCTTTCTTGCGCCCAGTCGCAATCCAAAGCGAAACCCGTGGTCAAGTCAAGGTTCTTCCTGACGATCAATTCTTGGCTCGTAGCCAAAAAGTTGGTTTCTACAGTTATGTAGAAGAAGGCCGCGTAGCCGTTGACGCTCGTGCAGCTGTTGGTTTAATTGTATAATTAAACAAATAGTTTAAAAAATTAAGGGCCACCCGAAAGGGTGGCTCTTTTTTTATAATAAATTAGATTATTATTATATAAAATAACATAATATTTAAGATGAATACTACGAACAAAAAGAAAAGAGGTCGCCCCTCCAAAAAAGAAATGTTACAAATTCACGGAAAAGAAGAAAAAGTTCAAAAACCACCATCTTCTTTAGATGAAATCTTGGGAGAAACTCTTTCTATTTATACAGCTAATAGTTCGGAAGAGTATCGTGGTCAATTAGCTGAAATGAATATGACCGATTTACAAGCACATGCTTATAAAATTGGGCTGGTTCCAACTCCGGATAGAAAAGTTTTAACTGATCGTTTAGCTCAAGAATTCGTTAAATGGAATTCAAGATATGGTAGTAATGTTGCCACTGGACAAGTTAAATCAGTAGAAGATTTAGACGCAAAAGCTAAAAAGATATTAAGAGAAGGCGCGTAAGATTTCTCGTTTTCTGTGTAAAATAATACATGGATCAAGAATATTTTACAAAATTCGTATATGGTGTATATACAGAATTAGACGAGCCGGACAGTTATTCTATAGCCAAAATTTCTTCTTGGTTTTTAGATAATGCAAATGTTGGTAAATTAAATAATTTAATTGGGACTCAAATATCTGGTGTTGCCTATAAAGACCAATATGGTGTTGTAACTGGATACGATCTTGTTCCAAATCCTAGTAATGATCAATTAGCTATCTATAAAATGATATTTGATTTTGAATATTTCAAAGCTCAAGCGCGCTTTGCTACATCAAGCTCTCTAGTTGAGGGGGAAGAATGGGTTTCCCTCGGGGAGGGAGATAGTAGAGTTCAACGTGTAAACAAAAACGAAATAGCAAAAAATTTCAGAGCGATGGCTAGAGATATAAAACAAGATTTGGACAAAGCTGTAAAAATGTACCTTAAATATAATGCTATTCCTGATCAAGTCGTAGGAGATGACACGCAGGGTATTTCTAATTATATTATACAAGAATATCATAGAACATTAAACTAAAATTATGGCGGGATACCTAACAGATAAACAAAAAGCTGGTTATTCAAAAGCATTTCAAAAATTGCATGATACATTTGCTAGGCCAGTAAAAGTATGGAAGACTCCAGAAAGGGTCGTGATTTCTAGTGATTCAAATTATAATTTCTTATATAATGATCAGGACTCTATTGAAGTATCATACACCCCAATAAGTGGTATTTTTGATTGTCGGATTCAATGGCAAGACCCTTCTAGAACAATGGGGTGGCCAGAAATTCGTGAAGAAGTTCGTGGAAATATTTGTAGAATTAAGGCCAAAAAAGATTTTGTAGATTTTGTCAGTGATGCAGAACGTATTGAAATTGATGGGCGTCCCGTTCAATCAATGGGAACAACCCGACCGCATGGACTTTTTAATATAGATTTTTATACATTATTTTTTAAGGAGAGCGAGTAATGGCTGGAAAAATTAACAAAAAACTTTTAGAAAATGAGATTTTAAATTCGAGAGTTACTCAAAAATTAGTGTTAGAAGTTGTCAGTCAAGAAATTGAAAAAAACAAAAAAATATTTATGAGCGAATTTGAAAATCACCCAGTAACACAAGAAATTAGTGGCGGAGAAACTGCTTCAAATTCTTCGGGAACTTTGGGGGGTTATGGTAATTTGTTTTCTTTTATAGGTTTTAATAAAGGGTTTGACCCTATATCTCCAGTATTTGATTTAATCAAACAAATCAAAGCAGTAAACGTAAACTTTTCTAAAAATTTATTTAATGTTCAAGTTAATATCCCAGACAAAAGTGATTTTATGTCTGTATCTAAAATGCCATGGGAATCTGGAAGAAGTTGGTTATTTGATATTGAAAAAGGCATTTCTGGTCTGGGTGCTTATTTATATCGTCAATATTCTAAATCAAGATCTGGCTATGGAATACAGTCAAAATTTAACTATAGAGGAACAACATTTAGATCTACGCAATACTTTAGTTTTATATATAAAAAATTTTTAAATAGAATTGGGGCTAAAAAATAATGAAAGCTTCGTATATTACAAATTTAATGTCTAGTTTTTATTTATGGTTGGATCATGAAATTTTGTATAAAGGCGAGGCTTTTACAAATCATAGCGGAAAACTTTACCCATCTTCTGATCCAAATTTTTTTAATAATTCTATTTATAGCGCACCATTTCGTCAATGGATATATGATAGTAGTATTCCGAATGTAAACATACCATCTGGAGTTTTCATAAACAATAATTATGTTTCACGTGGTATAAGTGGTTTAAATATTGACTTTAATAAAGGCCGTGTTATCATGAATAATAATATAAATTCTGATAATGTAACTATTAATTATAGTTTTAAAGAGTATAATCTTTATTATACAGACGAAAGAGAAGAAAAGCTTCTTTTTGAAAAATCTTACAGTATTACTCCAAAAGTCACGCAAATAACTGGAGCTCTGGGTTATTTAGATACTCCTTACCCATGTATATTCATTAAACATCGCAGGGGTGAAAATATACCTTTTGCATTTGGTGGGGAAGATTCTACAGAAACAATGGTTCGTTGTATTATTTTAGCATCCAATAGTTTTTCCTTAGATGGGGTTATTTCTATTTTAAGCGATAGCGCTAGAAAAGTTTTTCCAGTTTTAAGTTCTAATAGTTTTCCTTTTAATTATTTTGGAGATTTTAAGTCGGGAAATTATTTTAATTATAAAGAATTATGTAATAATCAAGCCCCTTCTAGTTTAGTGTATATTGATAGGGTAACAGTGTCAAAACTAGACGAACTTGAAAATGCAAAAATTAATAAAAAATGTGTAGCCGCCCTTGTAGATTTTGAATTATCTAATATCCGAAACCCAAGAAAATAAAGTGTCTAAAGAAAAAATATACTGTAATATAATAATATGAGCAGAAATAGAATAATTTATAACGTTTTAGCTTTATATGCTAGTCAAGTAAGTCCTAGTGGCATGCAAACTGGAGTTAATTCAATCAAACAATTAACTCGTGTACAATCTTTTGACGAAGACTTCAGCAGAAATCTTACCGATGTTAATCAGTTTGGTAATTTAGCTGCAATTGACCGCATTGAAGTAGAAGCCCCAACCGTTAACGGTAGTCTTTCATACTATGTTACAGATGGTAGCAATGAAAAATACCTAGGCTTGACTGTCACCCCAAGTGGTAGTTCAAATAACGTTTCTTGTATTTCTGGAATTTTAAACAAATCAAGTGATGAAAAAAATTATTACCTTTTAATTGCTGACGAAGGTAATGATGCTAGTAGCTATAATGCCGATTCTGTTTCCCCAGTTGGTAAAAGTGGGGTTCTTGCTCTTGGTAATGGTTTCGTTACTTCCTATAGTATTAATGCAGCTGTAGGAGAAATTCCAACAGCTACTGTAGACGTAGAGGCTCTTAATATTAGAGTGTATGCTGATGCAGATGGTACTGATAACGTACCAGCTGTAAATCCTGTTAATGGGTTGCCAATTACAACAGCCCAATTCAAATTACCAGTTGCTCAAACTAACGATAATGCTTCTCAAGCAACCGCCCTACAACCTGGAGATATTGATTTTACTCTCGACGGTATTGTTGGTTACGATGAAGCAAATCTCAAAGTTCAAGATTTCACGCTTTCGTTCGATTTAGCTCGTACGCCACTTCAAAAACTCGGATCTAAATTCGCATTTTCTCGTGAAATTGATTTCCCAGTTACCGCTACATTAGAAGTTAATGCGGAAGTCGGTGACTTACAAGATGGCAATTTAGCAGATTTACTTTGCGATGGAACAACATATGATTTTACCATCACAATGAAAAAGCCTGATTGCAATGGAAATGGTGCCCCTTCGTTAAAATATATTTTCAAAGGAGCCAAGTTAATCAGTCAGAATTTCAGTTCTGCAATCGGAGATAATGCAACAATGAGTGCTACATACGAAGTTCAATTAGGTAGTCCTCAAGATAACCTTAAAGGTATCTTTATCTCAGGATCTTACGCAGCCTAATTAAAAATATAAATTAAAATTATGGGCACCGAAAGGTGCCCATTTTTTTTTATATGTGTAATCTATTTTAAGGTAAAAGGTTTTGTAAAGGATGAATATTGACTTAAATGATTTCGTAAGAGGGTTTATTTATAGAGATATTAAAAAATTATATTTAAGTTTTTTATATACTTTAGAAGATCTTGAATCTCAAGGTAAAATCAATGAAGAAGATTTTCAACGATTAAGGAAACGTGTTCTTGATTATGGAAATAATTGTTATAGAAATATCGAAGAGCAGTTAAATAATTTTGATTTTAATTTAACAAAGAAATAATATTAAATATATATATGGAAAAATATAATAAAAATTGGTTATACGAGTTTGAAATAAAAAATGATAAAGACGAAACTAAAAAATTTGCTATTTTAAAACCTAATAGAAAATTAAAAGAAGAAGGTGAGCTTTTTTATTCATCAGAAGTGTCAAGATTTGCTAAAGCTGGAGTTCTTCCAAAAGCTGCGTGGAATACGATCTTATCAAATGGGGGCGGAAGTATAAGTGAAAAAGATAGAGAGGTATATGGAAATTTATTAATAGATTTTAGAGATAAATCTTTTGAATTACAATCTATTTTAATTAAAAATGTTAGTGATAGAACGGAAGACGAAAAAGAACGCGCCGGAATTTTGATAAATGATTTAGAAAATATCAAAAATGAAATTCAAGCTTTTGAAGCTTCTCAAATTTCTATTTTTGAAAATACAGCCGAATCGAAAGCTCGTAATCGTAGTATTTTATGGTGGGTATTAAACCTTTCTTATGAAATAATAGAAGAGCAGCCTAAAATGATTTTTGAAGAACCAAATTTCGATTCTAAATTGGATTCTTATGATTTATTAGAAGATGGTGCTGATAAAAATACTTTTATTTTAACAGTATTAAGACGATTAACATATTTAATTACTTTATGGTTTTTAGGTAGGGCAAATTCTTTTGAAGATTTGAAATCATATGATGATAGTTTAAACCAAGTAGAAGAAGTAAATGAATCCGAAGTTATTTCTACAGAAGAAACCGAGCCTGCTCCTGCGCCCGCTCCCGCGCCTGAATCCACGTCAGATGTAATTTCGGATAGTCTGGCTACACCTCCGGCGCCCCAAAGCGTTGGGTAATAGAATGTGGATAATAAATCTTCATTAAATTATGAAGAATTATTTTATGAAATAATTTGTGGGTATACTTTATATAAAATAGATAATTATAATATTTATTTTAAACATCCTACGATAATCGAAAGCTTTGGCGTTAATTCAAAATATAAAAACCTATTAGAGGCCGCAAAACAAAAGGGTCTACCAACGGAAGAAGAAAAAATTAAAGAAGCTATTGACGGCGGCTGGTGGACTAGTAAAAAAGAATCTGAAATTAAAATTTTACAACGTTCAAAATCAAATTTAAATAAAACAAAGTTAAGCCTACAGTTCCCAACTGAAAAGCGTGCGATTGATAAACAGATCAAAAAAGTTGAGTCGATTTTAATTACTCTTATCAAAGAAAGAAATGAAATTATCAACTATACGGCAGAAGATTATGCAAATAACAGGTTCGTTGACGAACTAATAGTTTTTAATACTTATAAAGACGCCTCTTTACAAAATAAATTTTTTAGTGATTTTTCTGATTATTATGATATAGATGAAGATTTTTTTGAAAAGTTAAAAAAAACATTTGGGATTTTCCAACACAAAATTAGTGAATTGCATATTAAATTATTAGCCGCATCAGGATTCTTTCAAAATCTAGTTTTTTTAACAGAAAATCCAGAAGTTTTTTGGGGTAAAAAATTATTAGATTGTACAAAATATCAATCAGATATTCTTATATACGGGAAACTATATAAAAATACTATAAAAAGTTATGCCGAAAGTGGAAGCCCTGTTCCTGAAAATATCTTAGAAGATCCGGAAAAATTTATAGGATGGCTAGAAGATCAAAATAAATCTTACAAAAAAGCAGCTAATAAAAAGAATAAAGGTAAAAATGCAGTATCAAGCCTAGTTGGAGCGACCCCAGAAGATTTAGAACAAATGGGTATTAAAGTAGAAAAGTTTAAAGGTAAAACTTTATTAGATTTGGCTAAAGAAAAAGGTGGTACTTTAGAAAAACATGATTATTTAAAGGTTCGAGAAAGTTTATAAAGTGTAAATACTTAATAACAAAGGAATAAGGAAAAATGGCTGCAATTAATGTTTCAGTTGGTGGAGATACACGACAGTTAGAAAGAGAAATTCAGAAAACTGTCAATAAGTCGTATAACATCAATTTAAAAACCAAGGGTGATCAACCACTTGGTAGAATTACTGGTCAAGTTAATGAATTTGAAAAATCATTAGCGGCATCTAATGCTCGCGTAATTGCTTTCGGTGCTAGCGCTGGAATCATATTCGGTTTAGAAAAAGCTTTTGGGGCTTTAGCTGCTTCTACGGTAGAAGTTCAAAAATCTTTAGCAGAAATAAATGTTATTCTTAATGTTTCGACTTCTCAGTTAAACAAATTTGGATCAGAGCTATTTAATATTGCAAAAGATACTGGACAATCTTTTGGCGAAGTAGCTAAAGCTGCTACAGAATTTTCTCGTCAAGGTCTTGGAGTGGAAGAAACATTAAAAAGAACAAACCAAGCTTTAATTTTATCAAGGTTAAGTGGCTTAGATGCAGCTAAAAGTGTCGAGTCTCTTACTGCGGCAGTCAACTCTTATGCTTCTCAAGCGGTTACGGCTTCAGAAGTTGTTAATAAATTCGCTAACGTTGACGCAGCCTTTGCTGTCAGTTCTGCTGATTTAGCGGATGCGTTATCTCGTGTTGGTAGTAGCGCGGCACAATCTGGAGTATCACTAAATGAATTAATCGCTATCGTAACAGCGGCGCAACAAACAACCGCCCGTGGTGGCGCCGTAATCGGTAACTCATTTAAAACAATCTTTACAAGATTACAAAGAGGTAAGGTTGTAGATTTATTAGAAAATTTAGGAATTGATACAATGGATAGTTCTGGACAAATTAAGTCTACGATTCAATTGTTACAAGACTTAGCTAAAACTTATGATCAATTAGGAACATTACAACAAGCAGACGTTGCTGAAAAAGTTGGTGGTGTTTTCCAAATTAACATTTTAAAAGCAGCTCTTGCGGATTTAGGCAAAGAATATTCCATCTATAATAGTGCTTTAAATGTCGCTGCATCTACTACTGACCAAGCCATCCGTCGTAATGAAGAACTAAATCAAACTTATGCGGCACAAATTAATATATTAAAAGAAAATGCAAAACAACTTGCGGCTAACGCTGGGGGGAGAGTTCTTGGTCCAGCTTTTGAACGTGTAGTAGGTGGAGCAAATCAAGTATTGGGGGGCATTAATGAAAGCGAGGGGGGCAGTTATGGTAGTGTGCTAGGAAAAGGTATTCTTGATGGTTTGGGGCAAATTATTGCTGGGCCAGGTTTAGCATTACTAGGAGGAATTTTTGCAAAACTATTTGCTGATTTAAGTAAGTATGCGGTGGGGAGTGCTAAAGACTTTTTAGGATTAAATAATGCGGCAAAACAACAAGCAGAATTACAAAGAAGTATAACAGATATTCTTTCAAAGAATCCAGCTTTAATTGCTCAAATGAGCCAAGGAACTGCTGGAGTCAATAAACTTGCAGAAACTTTATTAACAACATTAAGAGCCCAAACTGTCGAGTTACAAAAACAACAACAAGTTGCGGCTCAAGTTGCTAGTATTTTATCTAGAGGTGGTGTTAAAGTTAAAGATGGGGTTCCGATGGCCCCACCAACAGGAAAGCCAGGAAAAGCGGCTGGTTATGTACCAAATTTTGCAGCGGGGGTTTCAAAAAAAGATGCTCTTGCGGAAACTATTGGAGCTTATCAAGCTGGTTATGAACCAGGAGGAATTAGGAAGAAAAGATTATATGATGGTCAGGGCGGTTCATTTTTAGCTACAGTTAATAATGCAGAATCTTTTAAAACAGTGGTCGGCCCAAACGATGAAAAGGGAACGTTTGTGACACCACCAAATGCCGCAAAGGGATTCGTTCCAAATTTTAATGTCTCTAAATCTAATATTGGTAAATATATTCCTTTTGCTGATAGTCTTGGATTAAAAGTTGGACAAGTAACTTCAACAGATTATGGATTAGTAAAAGCTGCCGTATTAAAAAATGGTGGGAATCGAAGCCAACAAGAGATTGAAGATGATATCAGACAACTTGCTGCTTCAAGGAAAGGTATTGTTACTACCAGTGGGGCGCTAAGAGGCTCTGGTAAATTTGGTTACTTGTACGCTTCTCAAGGCCCCCAAGATGAAGAGAGGGGTAAAATTATATTAACTAAAGGCGCAAAGCCAGTCCCTTTTGATTTTACTACGATGGGGACTAAAAACCCTTTTACTTTTCAAGATGATATCAATAATCGTTTAACACCAATTATTACAGATTTAGCAAATCAAGTTCTTCCAAAAGGATCGCAAATAGTTCCAGTTACTGGAGAAGATTTTAATCAATTTATAGATAAGTCTGCATTTTCTCAAATTTATGGAAGATTATTTGAAGCTGTAGTTAATAGAGCTTTAAGTAAAGCTGTTAAAGGCGAAAGTGGTAATCAAAGATTTGAATTTTTTGCAAGCGAGTTAGCAGGCCCAAATGGGGTAAAATTACAAGATATTTTTGATGGAAATGTAGGTGGTTTTGCAGCAGCGGATTTAAAATTTAGAAAATCTCCAGATTCCGTACTTAGTTTTGTAAAAAAGATGGCATCTGCCACTGGAATTCCTTATGATAAAACAGCAAAACTTGCTGCTCAAGGATATGTTCCAAATTTCTCAGCATTGCAGGACGCTGTTAATCGTGAGCGCGCAGCTGGCGTTTCATCTGGAAAAATTTATGTTGCTCAAGACAAACGCTTAGCTGCTAGCGGTTACAATCCTTTAGGCTTAGGTGTTTTTAACACTCGTGACGAACCGAATTCAGGGGCTAGATCACGAGCTATTAAAAGTCGTGGTTACAGTGGAGGTTTTGTTCCAAACTTTGTAGAAGAAGATACGGCTCCAGCAGATTTAAGCGCTAGTGTTGCAGCATTAGTAACGCAATTAGGATTTGTTGCTTTTGCTCTTTCTGGATTTGGAAACCAGTTTAAACAAAGTTTAAATGATTTAACAAAAACAAATGTTGAAGCTGCGAAAGCAAACTTAAGAGCAGCCAGGGATTCTGGATTAGCATCGGAAGAAACTCGTCGCCAATTAAGTCAAAACGTTAGAAATGCCCAAAAAACTACTTTCGGGCAAAAACTTGGAGCTGGTGTTACCGCTGGAGGTTCGGCATTAGCAATTGGTGCTCCAATTTTAGCACAAACAATTGCAAATGCTATCGGACAACAAACTAAAGAAACCAGGGTTGGTTCAGCAGCAGCGTCAGCTTTCGGAGATATAGGTAGCTTTGCAGGAACAGGGGCTTTAGTTGCTGGTCCAAAAGGCGCTATTGTTGGAGGTTTAATTGGGGCTTTAACTGGTTTAACTGGAGTTATAAAAGAATTAAATACAAATTTACCAGAGTTATCTTCTAAAGCACAACAGTCTGCATCCGAGTTAACTCAATTTACAGAGGCTAGCCAAAGAACAAAAACTAGTTTTGAACAACTTCAAGATTTGCAAAGTAAAGGTCAAAATATTGAAGCTGGAAAAGCAGAACAGGAATTAATAAAAAACATTGGCAAAGATTTTACTAGTAATCCAGAATTACAAGCTCAAGCGATCTCTGCCGTAATTAATAAAGATTTTGCAGGACTACAAGTCGCTCTCGATAAGAATACTATAGCATTACAGACTAAAACAGAAAGTGATAACAATAGAGAAAGTATTCAGAAATATTTTGAAAAAACTAGAGATGAAATCGGTTATACTGATGTAGAAATGGGCATTAGTTCCGACAAAATTTATACAAACAAAGATAGAAAACAGATAGATACAGAATTCAGAAATTCTTTGGGCTCAAAAATAGCTAGTACTGGTAATCTGGAAGAAAATAGAAAATTTGTAAATCAATTAGATACTTTTTTTAAAAAAAACATGGCTCCCACCGGCCCTCGTGGCGGAAGATATGATCCCGAAAAATTAAGAAATTTATCCGGTCAATCTAGAACTGATTTATTAAATTTATTGGAGATTCCAAAAGACCAACAAGAACAATTTCAAAAATTAAGTCAGGGTGATTTTTATGAACAGGTTACTCGCCCAGCTCTAGGAGAAACAAAGACTAAAAGTGATTTATTTACATCTATAGATCGAAACAGTGGAAAGTTTGATAAAGAAGTCCAAGCTCTTCTTCAAAATATAGGAGATGTTAGGGGTAAATTTGATAATTTCGCACAATCAGTCGGTTTTTCTTTAACACTTCAAAAAGATTTTAATAATGCCTTGGCAGCTGCTAAAACAGCTGTTGAAGCCGCTAAATTGGGAAATTTTGCAGACGCAGCATCTCAGCTTGGAGATACTAGTGCTGCACGTGGATATAACGCACAAGCTTCTGTATTGGAAAACGAGCGTCAGCGTAATGAAAGTATGAATAATGCTTTTTCCCAAATTCAGGGGGTTTTAACCCAATATTTAGTAGAACAGGCAAAAAAGACGCAAGAATCCACGAGAACTACTGCTGATCCTAGCGCAAAAGAAGATCCATTAAAAGTAGCTCAAAAAGCTCAAGTAGAAATTAGAGCATCTATAGAAAAATTAATTCAGCAATTATCTGGTATTAATTTTAAACCTGGAGAGTCTGATATAGATCCATTTAAATCTATTGAAGAAAATTTAAAAAGGGTATTTGAAAAAGCTAATGTTCCAAAAGAACAACAAGCAGAACTTGCTCAAAAACTAACACCAGAATTACAAAATTTAGTACGTGAAGCTGTTTTGGGAAATACTCTTCTAAAACAATTAAATACTGTAATGGCAGAACAGCAAGTTGGAGAAATAATGAAAGAATTTATTGCTGCCTCTCAAACTGCGGTAGGTGGAAGAGAAAGGTTTGCAAATACTAATTTAACTTTTTTAAACCCATTTTATCAAGCAATTGGGGACTTAATAAATTTAAATAAAGGTACTCAAGGTCGAGATGTAGATATAGAAAAAGGTCGCGCGAGTTTAGGTCTTTTAGATCAAGTAAGTACTATTGTTGGTCGTAATATTATTCCGGAAATTGGAAATGATAATCCACTTCGTCAACAAGCAGTTGAAGGTTTATCACTGGATATTTTTAATCAATTAAATTCTGTTTTTGAAGAATTCAAAAAATTACCTCAAGAGCAATTGGGAGGTTTGCCTACAACTATATTAAAAACATTTGGACAACAAGTCGGCTTAAAAGAAGAAGAGGTCACCGCTCAAATTGAATCTGGTAATATTGAGACACTAATTGACACTATAGCAGATAAATTAGCAGCTATCCAAGTTGGTGGAAAAGTTGATGATCAAGTACTTCAGCCATTAAGAGATTCAGCTATAGAAGAGTTATTAAAAGACCCAAAGATTTCAGAAGAAACTGCAACCGCTCTTCGAGAAGGTTTCGGTAAAAATCTTAGTGCAGAAACATTAGCGGTAACAGAATTAGGAAAACATACCGATCTGTTAACAGATATAAGAGATGCGTTACAGGACCCGGTATCTGGACAAAAAAAAAGCGGAGAAAACGGTTCTGAAAGTGGCGACACGCCTAGTAAAGGAAGTTCTACACAAAGTTCTCCAGATGCGGGTGGAAAAAATAAAAAGTCATCTAAAGAAAATTCTTCCGAAACTAGTGGAAATGGTAGTAGCGGGGGGAGTAGTGGGGGTGGAAGCGGTAATGGCAACTATAGTGCAAACGGGGCGCCTAGAAAAGAATCCGTACCTATATCTCCACCAGTTGATCCAGAAGCCATTAAGCCGATAGTTTTTGATATATTTAAAGATGAAGAAGATTTTCAAAATTTTGGTAAAGGATATATGCCAGCATATGCTAAAGAATTAAATTCAATTAGAAAAGGTGTTGGTGGAGCTAAAGGTTCTGACTATCCACTTTTTGTTCCAAATTTAAATGGGGATGGAGCTTGGATTAATAGTGGTGAAAAATTAATTCCGAATTTTGCCAATACCGGCGAAACAGCAATCTTAACTAGAAAGATGCAAAAAGCTGTAAATATGGCAAAAGGATATGTTCCGAATGAAAAAGAATTACAAGAAGCTTTATTAAGAGCGGCCGGTATAAATTCTTTAGTTCAAAAAAATCTTGGTTTAGGTTTTGACAAACCATTGGGAATGGCTGGAGAAATTCCTGGAGTTGAATTGTTTGATCCGAATGATCCTAAAAATAAAGACTTCAGAGCCTTCACAGAAATTTATGGACGTTCTGCAAAAGTTTCATTTAAACGTGGGGAATCAATTGGTATTGGGACTATTGCTAATGAAGCTACAGCGTTAACACAAAATGAATTACCTGCTGGTATTACTTATAATCCAACAAAAATGGATGAAAATATTAGACAAATGAGAGAAATGGGTAGAGTGGTTGGTATTCTTGGCGAACGAGGCTCTATTGGTGATAAAGATACAAAAGAAAAGGCCGCTAAAGCATATAGAGAAAGATTAAAAGAATATGCAGATAAAATTATTGCATTAAATGAAAATGCAAATACGCCATTTGCCAAAACAAAAACTGTTAATTTAACAGGAATGGAAGACTTTGACCAAAGAGTGTTTGGGGTTAATGATCCAAATAGAGGATTTATAACATCAGAATTTGTAAGATCTAATTCTCGTGATTATAGTATCGAAAGACTAAGTACTTTAAACGCGATGCTTTTCGAAGGCCTTCAAAAAAGAGCTATTAAAAAAGAAGATTTAATTACTCAAGGACTCGCAAAAGATCAAAACGAAGCTGATTATATCATAAAAGAAATTGAAAAAATTTCAAGTCTAATTGGTGGTCCAAAACCAGTAAAACCATCTATATCCGTTAGTGGCGGTCAAACACCAGCAAAACCATCTATATCAATTACGTCCTCCGTTCCAGATACTGCAAATATTAATTCTACACTACCAGGTGGTAAAGATTTTGCAAGTACAATTATTGATACTTATAGAACCGCCAATAATAATAATTTAATAAATACTGATCCAGCTAAAATTATAGATCAGTATATCAAAAATCCAGGAAAGCTAATGCTTGATAATCCTGAAACGTTTGATTTAATTGATAAATCTGTTAGGGGTTATTTAGAAAATCCTACTAAAAAACCAACAGATGCATTGAGTAAAGAAATTCAAAAAGCATTCAACGCAAAAAACCCCAAATCAATGAACAAATGGATTGATAGTTTAGGTCTTGGTAATGATGGTAGAGCTATTTCTAGATCTGGACAAGTTTTAACAATCGGTTACGTTAACGGTTCAAAACAAAAACCTTTGGGGTATAGAGAGGCTGCCATGGCAGCTGGAGCAGGGTTCCAAGCCGATGGAAGATTAGTATTTCCTGGTCGAGACATGGCTCGTGAAATTAATTATGTTAAACCAGATGGTACTATTCTATCATATAAGAGGGTTCGTGAAAAAGGCAGGTCAGACATGCCATTACGTTTAGTTTCAGCGACTAGACCGCCAAATCAAGAATATATAACAGAAGGCACTAGTAATGATGTCATTGGAGTTAAAGAAGGTAATCGAACTAAATACTATAGTACTGCTGATGCTGAATTGGGTGGGCTTGGACGATACAAAGGTGAAAAAGTAATTGATGCAAAAGGTAATGCTACGATTTATAGCGATACTGGAAAAAAAGTTGGATCATCTAGAAGTTTAGCTAATGAACCAGAAGTTGCAGAAGCAATTAAACGTGGTGGTAGTATTTCTGATATCGAAAAAGCTACAAGAATTGCGAGAGATAGAATTCGTTTTGAACAAACTGGTCAAAAAATAATTGGTGGAGAAAATAATCAACCGGCAATGCAAGTTAATTCTAAAGGTCAAGGCGATTACGTACCAAAAGCAGATCCTGTAAAAAAAGTTCCACCACCTCCGCCTAAAAAAGAAGTTTATATAGAAGATCTTGAAAAAGAAGAAATAAAAACAAAAGCTAATGGATATATACCATCTTTTACAAAAGAAATGCAAGATATTCGTAAGGGCATCGGTGGTGCGATACCAACAGATACCCCACTCTTTATTCCAAATTTAAATGGCGAACCAGCAGTTATAAACAGTGGTGAAAAATTAATTCCAAATTTTGCTGGAACTGGAGAGACTGCGGTTTTAACCCGTGAAATGCAAAAAATGATGACTGTAGCCCAAGGTTATATACCCAAAAAAGCACAAAAATATAGCGGTATGGGTTTAATTAATTCTATTAAAGCTCGTCATGGGATGGATGATGAAGATAGGTTTTCTAATGGATTTGTTCCTAATTTTTATGAATTAGGAAAAACTTATTCGAGCAGGGCTAAATTATTACAAAGTAAACAATCAGATTCACCAATGTTTAGAACTTATTCTAGTAGAACTAAATTATTTGAAAGTAGTATAGAGAAACCAAGTCTTTGGAAAAGACTGAATGAGAGATCCGACATTAGAAATAGAGAAAGAGGTAGATCAGGACCTGAGCGTAGTCGTGGGAGTCGAAAATTAAGAAGTGCTTCTATAGATAAAGAAGCAAATTCTTTTGATGACCAAAGCGTTATGTCCCAAGTTGATTTATCAAAATTTAAAAATTGGTCAAAAAAAGATATGGAATTTTTTGAAGATTTAGGGTTTTCTTATTATGGGGGGCCCAAATTAGCAAAAAATGAATTTCCTGTATATGTTCCTTATAAAGAAGGCGAAGAGAATTATAATAAAGAAAGATTTAATTTTCGAGAGTGGATGTTTAAATCTGGAAGTCCAGCTGGAAAAATAGCTCAAAGGTCTTTACCAAATTATCCGATAAGAAGATCCAATAATTATGATAATGGCCCAAAAGCTTCTCAGAGTATGTTTTTTGGTCCTTGGGATGATAGTTCATTACCAATGAGTACAAGAATGATGATATGGAATAATCGAAAATATTCAAACCAAAGAACTGCAAACTTAGGATATAACGAAGGTCCAAATAAACCTCCTGCAAAGTTTGACCAATGGTATCAAAGGGCATATGATGCGGCAGCATTAGCTATGACACAATCTCCAATGAGTAATGGTTATGTTGGTAGTCCTGGACCAGCAAGTACAATGCCGAGTCGTCTTAATTATACCATGCCAGATGGAAGAACATTTAATTATACAAGACAGAATATTCCTGGACAAACACGTCGAGATTTACGTTTAAGTTCCGTAACTCGACCACAGAATGAGCAGTACGTAACAGAAGGAACAAGCAATGATACTATAGCATCTAGAAAAGGAAATGTTACTGAATATTATGGCTCCCAAGGTGCTATGTTAGGGGGACTTGGAAACTATTTGGGAAGAAAATATAGTGATTATGGACCAGCAGCAAAGACTTTTATAGAGGATGCTAAAGGGGCCGTAGTAGCTTCTTCACAAAGTTTATCTTATACTCCAGAAGTTCAAAAGGTAATACAAGCTGGTGGTAGCGTACGCGATATAGAAATGGCAACAACCGCAGCAAGAGATAGAATGTCTCCAAGAGCAGACCGTTTATCTAAGATGGATCCAGCTCAAAGAGATATAATGACAAAATATTATTTTGAAGAAGATTTGGCAAAAAAATTACCCAATGGTATTAACTTTGTATCTCCTATGTATGAACTTACAGAAAAAGAATCTCAGCAAGAAATATTATATACTCAGGGGCGTGGAAAAAGACCAGCAATAATATCCCAAAAAAGTAGAGAAGCTGAAAATATGAGAATGGAATATTTAAAGAAATCAGCTGAATCTGTTGGAATGGGTGACAGATTTGAAACTGAATATTTAGCAGCACAAGAACGTCAAATTTTAAGAGCAGAACAAAGAAAACCCATTGATCAAGCAAGGGCAAGTATCAATAGAACAGATCGATTCATACAAGAAACTGATGCGTATTTAATGAAAAACAGTCCTTCCGAACAATATTTAAAAGATCGTGAGTCATTTATTATTCCTAAACCTGTTCCTTTGGAGGACGAAGATAAAAATAGATATGCAAAAGGATATGTCCCAAATTTTGCTATTGACCCAACAGCAATTAGTGCTGCGAAATTGAGAGAAAAACGTGAAGCTGGTTCAGATTCAATACCAACATTTACAATGTATAATAATAAACCAATGGTTTACGATGCAAAAACTCAAACACCAGCTTCTGCTATAAGAGATCATGCTTTTGAAGGAGGTTACGAAGGAGTAGTAAAAAGACAATTTGGATCGAATGCTTCTAAAAATATTGTTGCGAATATGGCCTACAAAATGCCAAAAGATGGTATGGCAAAAACAAATTCTGCTAATAATTCTGGACCGGTATTTAATATTAATTTTAGCCCACAAACAACTTATTCAAGTCAACGTAATGGGGATATTCCAAATTTTGCAAATATTACTAAAAAATACGATACAATGATTGCAGATATGAGAACTTCTTTAAAAACAGTATGGGATAAATACGGTTCTTTAGATAATATAACTAAATCTAATATTCGTGATGGGAAATTAAATTCCGGAACACCAAGAACAAAACGTACGTTACAATCTATTAATATAATATGAACTTTTCTAATGCAGTTGGGGTAAGTTATAATCGTAGATCTGAAATGGCTGGTGATCATTTAAAGATAAGGAATGTTTTAGAGATAAATATCAGATCTGCGGCCATTGGTAATGGACAAAGTTTTAACCAAACACATACAGAAGTAGCGGGAAAAGAAAGTGATGCATTTAGCTCTTCGGTTTTTTATCAAGATATCACTATTAATGGCGTTTCGTTTGGTTCGGGATATGTTAGTAATTTACAGGCAGAACCTGAAGGTCCAGACGTTCAAATAAAAAATTATTCAGCGACAGTCACAATTACAAAAGAAGGCGAACTAGATGAAATTCTTTCTTCTGTGAATAAACAAGTTTCTCAATATATAGACTCTATATCAGAAAGTTACACCGAGCAGACGGCCACACATAGAAAAATATCAACACATTCATGTTCGATTAAATTAAACGCTCCTGAAGATATTGGAGGACAAGCAGATTCTATTTTAAAAGGTATTCTTGGAGATAGAAATAAATTACAAAGTTTATTCGGTTTTTCCGATAATGGGGTTTATATTTTTAAAAATTATAATTATGATGATGAAAGTCAATCTTATAATTATGAAAATGTAAAAGAATGGGTAGAAAATGATCTTTCAGATAATTCTAATATAGTAGTCCAGCAAGGGTCTTTCCAATATTCTAACGGTGTTATTACAGCTACATTCTCTGTTGAGATTACAGGTATTACAGAAGGAGCAGCAGTAGAATCTAGAGCTCAGGCGGCATTATCAAAAGCTTCTAGTTTTTTAGATAACAAAGCTGATGATTTATTCAGTAGTTATAGTGGTTACGTTAATGGGTCAAAAGATCCATTAAAAGGTGCAAAAATAAATCAATCTTTAATTTTTAATAGAAACGAAGCTAAATGCACTGTTAGTGTTACATACACGAATTCTTTCGATCTTCAAGATAATGAATTGATATATTGGGAATATGGAGTCGAAACTCAAAAATTAGCAGATGAAACTATTGTGTCGGAGCAAGGTAAGATTATCGGAGGAGGTGCTATACGATCAATTAATGAGCTTAGCGGTTCTCCGGATAAATATGATAATGCTGAACAATTTTTTGGTTCTAATTGCTCCAGGGGCAGCGCTAAAACTAGAGCTGGCGGTGATGGCGTATGTATTTCTGAATCTATTTCTAGAAATTATGGGGAAGGAAGTATTGATTACAAATACAGTTTTTCAGATAACGATTCTTTACTTTATCCCGAAGGAGACGGTGGCGAAACAAAAGAAAGAAAAAAAATAAACAGTGAAAATACACAAGATGAATTGTACTTGCACAGTACTTTTTTAATTCCAGAATTAAAAGAATTGTTACAAAAACAAGCAAACCTACTACCCAATTTAAAAATTAAAAGATCAACTATTAGTACTAATAGCTCCTGTATTTTATCAGATTTTAAACAAAATTTATATAAACCAGCTGCCACACAAATTGGTGATACGATATCTATTAGATTCTCTCCTAAAAAAAGAGAGTGCGTATGTGAATCTAGATATTTTGAAATTTTAAATTAAAATTATGGCAAGTTTTGGAAATATTAGTTTAGGAACGAATCCATTTGTTGGAATTTCGGATGAAATTGTTTTATGGGGCGGTAAACACTGCGCTATAAAAAGAGTTGTAATTGGTGGAAAGATTTATGAATGTGGGGACGGTCCTAATACGGGTAATCAAATTTTAGATGCAATTGCTGGATGGCAAAATGCGGCTTTAAATGGTTATCAATCTATTAGTGCCGGAGGTTTTTCTGCTAATTATGCTAGATGCGAATCAATAGAAGTCACAAATTCTGATTATTTAGGCGCAGAATATAGAGCTGAATTTTTAGCATATCCAGATGATTGGTTTTCAGGCACGGTTGGAATTTTAGAACCTGTTGATAATATTAGTGCGTCGATTGGAAAAGATGGCTTATTAACTGTTAAACGTAATGCATCAGCTCGCGCGGCTTCAAAGAAAGGCTTTGGTGCAGTTCAGTCTTGGTTAAGTAGTTTAAATTTAGAAACACCTCCTGACATTTCTAAGTTTGGATTTCCAAAATTATCGTCTTTGTCTCCCAAAACATTATTACAAACAACAGATAGGGTCAATGGATCAATAAGCGCAGAAGTAACTTTTGTGCAAAATGAAGGATCAACTACAGATACTATATTGGTTTATAATATTGATATTCAATATGATGATAGAGCTGGTATTTATTCTGTTACAGTAAGCGGAAGTATAGAAGGAAATATTAGAACAAATATTTCTACAGTCCGTAGTCAAATTGGTGAAATAGGCGCTTTTCAATTAGCAAATGATGCGTTCGGTAAGATGGGTGCAGAGGCTACTCTAGATCCAGACCCAGCGGACCTTAATTTTTCAGAAAATGATGAAACAGATACCGTTAATTTTAGTTTTACATACAATACTTTTCCGGCCGGAGGTCAAAAAAGATATTTTAATTTTACTACTGATTATGACCATGTAAGAGATATTGTTACGGTAACAATTTCTGGAACAGTTACTTTTGATAGTAAAATATCTATGAAATTAAGAGATGAGGTTATTGACGGTATTATAGAACAATATGATTTTGCCAGCTTATGTGAAGAAGAATTTTCCAAAAACTCTCCGAGTCAAACGAATAAATTAAATTTAAATAATCCAGTTAGTTATTCTATTACAATAAATAGAGGTGCAGATATTACTGCGGATGTGAGTGTATCTTATAATAACGAAGATGTAATGCCAGGGGGGGATAATGATTACATATCTTTTGATTATGATATTGAGGTTAATCCATCTGTAGATGTTTTCATCCCAATACAGTTTACAAATGGTAGTGGCGGGGCATTTGACTTTCAAGCTAAAAATCGTGGGTCTGCTAGTATAAAAGGCACGGCGGTAACTAAACAAACTGGAATGGATGGCCAAATTATAAACGAAGCTCTTGATTTATTAGATAGTGCTATGAATGATTTTTCTCCTGAAGATGAATTATTATTAGAAAAAAATATAACTTATGGAGATACTTCTGATAATGGGATTGTTTACGAATTCGAGATTAAGAAAGGGGCTATTTTAAATTTTTAAATGAATACTGGGGCTTTAAATTTCTTTGCTAATTATACTTCTTCCAATTTTAATAAAAAATTATCATGTTTTTTTAATTTTGAAAATCTTAGTGATAACGTGATTATATCGAATTTTGGCAAAGACAAACATATTATAACTGGGTATATTTTTCCAGATACTGGGTCTTTTTGGACTGAAAAATCTAATGCTGGTTTTATTTCTGGTAATTATATAGTTTTAGAAAATTTAGAAGATTCTTCTTTTGATTTTAAAAATTTTTCATATATTTTATCTTTAGATAAATTAAATTATAATGGCGGGGTATTACTATCTTCTATCGAGGAAAATAATAAAGAATTTATATCTTTAAATGGAAACATTGTTAGCGGTTTTTATTATAAAGGATTTGAGTTTGGGGTTACCGCAAATAATTATTTGTATTTTGAGTACTTTAAAAATACTGGGCCAGAAATTTCAATATCAAACACGAAGATTAACGATAAATCTATTGTTTATTTAATTATAAATAATAATAATATCAATTATGGGCATATCGATTTTAATAAAAATCAAATGGTTAATACCCATTTTGGGGTAAGAAATGAATACTTTTTTGACCCAAATAACTTATATATTGGATATAATCCGCAAGCCGCATCTTTATATAGCAATAATCAAAATTTTATTGGTTATATAGAAGATATTATTTTGTCTTCACCATCTTTATTTGACTACGAAATAATTAATGTTGTTAGTGGTTTTGTTTATAATTTCGCTTCTGCATCTTCATATACGACAAATTTTATAACAACCGGTGTTACTGGTAGCTATACCGCAATTACTGGATACAGAACAGAAATTACTGGTTATAAAAGAATTGCAACGGGAGAATTTACAAACCCGTGGGGAATAACGGTAATGGGGTATATGAATGAACCCCAAATTAAGCAAATACCTTTAAGTGGAATATTTTACTTATCTGGGGAAATCAATAATATTGTAACTCAATATAGTGGCGTTTATTTTGAAAAAAATAATCAAAAATTATTATCCTATCAGACAAACGTAATAAATTTTTTAAATAAAATTGATAATAATGATTTTATAGATCTAAGATTTTTAACGGGATTTAATAATTCCATGTTTAATAAAAAAAATCTATTTCTTCAATATGATCGT